AAAAACGCCACTTCCATTTAGTGATAGCTTCTTTATTTATTTGTGCATTGACCTTGTAATATCGCACCGAATCAAGTGCTATGCCTATTGCTCTGGTATCTACCACAAAACCGGTGTGTATTTCTTTTACCTTAACTGTCTTGATTATTATTTTAGGCTCTTCCTTAATTGTTATGTATTCTTTTCCGTTAATAGTAATTGTATCTCTTGTATAGTTAGTAATGGTATCAACAAGTAGGGTAGTGTCATATTTGGTTATTAAGGTTGTATCGTTTACGCAAGGTCTAGTTTTTTCTAGTTCTCTAAATACTCGTTCACTACTCTCTAGATTATTTAAGACTCTTTTTTCTGCCTTCCTTATAGGACTGCATGAAAATACAAGTAAAGCAATGATACTTAAGTAAATAAGTAAAAGTTTATTTATTGGTGCCATATCCATATTGTTGAATGCGCATTGTTTTTTTCTTTTTTCCATATCTTGTATCTCTTGGGTTTAAATAATTAATTATAATAGGTAAAACGGATAATACGCCAGCGCTTACGCACTCCTTCCAGGTTACATCATAAACATTTCCTTTAGTCAATACCATGGTAAGTATTGCAGTTAGTGCAACTTTTAACCATGATCCATAAATACTATTTAAGAATTTCATTTTTCTAATTTTTTAGTTGCTTTGTAAAAATATCGAATAGCAAAGGTTCCAGAAATAATAGCAGTAAAACTTGAAAGCAAAGAGATAAACGGTTGTACTTCTGTCAATGTTACTGAGGCTGCGGCTAAACTTATGCCGGTGTTGATTAATGCTTGACTGCTTTCGTGTGTCATTTCATATTTTTTTTAATCTAATTCGCCTACCATAGAGTCATCTGCCTCAAGGGAATCAAAATTTTTAGTGATATTTAAGTTTCTAGTTGCTTTACGGTAATATATTATCGCGACAATACCCCAAAATATTGCCACTAATCCAGACACCATTGTTATTACTGGTTGCATTTGCGTAATAGTTAAAGTTCCAGCGATAACGCTTGCGCCGGAGCTAAATGCTACATTTAAACAATCTTTAGTCATTATCTGTTGTTATAAGCATTAATATAATTAAGGTCTATATCGTACCCAAAAGAATGGTAACCCATAGGCTCCGGCCATACTTTGTAATTACTAAAGTTACTAGCTTCTTTGTTGGGCCAAATAATATCAATACTATACATTTGGGCGCTAGCTTCATCTAGAAAGCCTAAAGGTATTGCAATAACATCTTCGGCTAGGGTTTGTTTTAAAGTTGACCAGGTGGATTCGGTCATTTCGTATTTTCTAAATTCCATATTTATAAAGTTGTAAGGGTTGCTAATTCTGCGTTGGTTAAACGTGTTTTAAATACTAAGGCTTGATTAAACGGATAATCGAAAGGCGTTGTACTTGTAGTTCCCGCATCGTTTGAAAATCTAGTTAATGAAGCCGGTACTGATCCGCTTGTATCGGTACCAGCTTGGACGCCATTTACATATAATACAAAATCATTTACTTTATAAGCTATTGCGCATTTATACCTTGTACCTACTGCAATAGTGCTAGTGATAGTTGCTTGATCAACTCCCTCACTAGTAACCAAAGCGGTTAAAGTATTGGAAGCCGTTACACCTATTGAAACTCTATTAGAAGTTGAGGCATCGTTTATGCTTAAAACATCTCCATTTGAGAATTGCCTATCAAATGTAAAGTCTAGAAATAAAGTTCCTTCGGTTTGTCCTAGTAAACTTGTTATGCTAGCTTTTGCAAGTAAATCTTGGTTCCTTGTAACACTTGATGACGTTGTTGTAATATAACTTGTAGCATACGCGCCGGCTTCAAGTTGCGCTCCCCAAATATATACACTACTTGTACCATCGCCAAGATAAATACCACTATCTGGGGTATTGTTTTGTTTCAAAATTATTGAAGGAGTGCCTGAGCCTGTTCCAATAGTAGCAGTCGCGGTTGCAGTAGCACTACAACGATACCAACCATTCCCGTAGTTTTCAATCTTACCAGTAACATTAGCAGAATTAGTTGTAACCACTTGAGTTTGTAAATTAAAATTACAATATAAAGCAATTCCAAAAGCGGTGCTTGGAAAATTTATTTGTATATTCCTATCTCCAGTTCCTTGTTTTGCAAAAACACTTTGGGTATAAGTTGTGCCGGATACCCAGGAAAAACCTCTTTGTAATTGATGACCAGAATTTGCCGTATTTTCAATTACCAAATCAGCGTTATTATAACCATCCGGACTTACTGCAACATTAGATGTAATGCTTACATTTCCTTTTGCAAAGCTAGTATCTATCATTTGAGAATAACTTATTAAATTAGTCCTTGTTGGTTCCAATAATAAATCAGGACAACTTGTACCAAAATAATCTAAACGTGGTAGGTTTGTAACCGGCCCTTCAGTAACCGCCGCAGTTGTGGTATTGATATAATTTGTAGCAAAGTCGCCAGTTTGTCCTTGAGAGCGCCAAATGTAAATTGAATTTGTGGTAACTGAATTTTCGTTTTGTATCGCACTTATAGAATCAACTAGTTGAATATTACCAGAGGTACTAGTACCTGTAAAAGTAATTTGACAACGATACCAACCCCCTCCAATACTTGTCATAGTTCCGGTAGAACCAGATCCAGCAGAAAAAGTGCCAGTAGTTAAATCAAAATTAACAAAGTTAGTACTAGACCTAAGTTGTAAAAATGAATGTGTATTTGCTTTAGCATATATTGATAAAGTTTTTGATTCATTTCCAGTACCCCAAATAGCTTGGTTAATATTTTTTGAATTTGAAGTACTAGAACTTCCAGCTAGAGAAAATGCAGTTGTGCCGCCGTTAGGATCCGTAATACTACCAGTAATAGTTGTATTGCTTTTAGTCCAACTTGCATTGCTAAAAACATTTGATTGCAAAGCCAAATTAGTAATGCAACGTTCTATAATACCAGCGCTATTAACTCTACTTGCGGTGCTTCCCGTTCTTGTAAAGGCCAAATCTCCGCTCGCATCGGTTGGCTTCTGGCTATATAATGTTGCCACTTTATATCCACTTGGGATTGTAATTATTGAAGCGTTATCGTAAAAAGATGCCATAATTTATTATTTAGTTATTTTTTAATATTGATAATTTATTACTTAAGCAACTATAACCTTCAACGATACCACTATCCGCTAAAACTCTTACTTGATAAGCCGTTGCTTCTGCATTTGTTAAATACCCTTGCTCGGCTAGAGTTTGCATCCATGTACCATTTAAAGTTAAGCCCATTACTTCAACTATGGCTTGCTCCCATGTTCCGTTTACCGGTACGGTTGCTCCCATGAATCTTGCAATGGCTTCTATCCACGTGCCGTTTACTGGGTTGGTAATACCATTGGCCTCGCATAATGCTTGTAGCCATGTGCTTTGCGTATCATTAACTCCGTTTAAGTTAGCCCATCTTTGAACGTAAGTACTCATTTTTTATTAGTTTAAAGGCATATCGCACGCGTCGAAGTCCGATATGGTGTTCATGTTAAAAGTTAATTCTACGCCACTTAAATAATCTTCAAATTTATCAAGCACAAAATTATAAGATATGTTCTCGTCAATTTCAAAATCATTCCCGCCGTTGCGTAATTTACTTATAATGTCGGCCGCTGTACCAAGTTGGTCCGAAGCTACGTCCATTTCAAATTCGGCTTCAATACCAGCTTTATCCAAAAACCAAAGCGTAATGCTATACACTTGCTCGCGTCCTATGTTTAGACTTCCGCTATTAATGGCGTAGCAAGCAATAGGGTAAATAGGTTGATCACTTACGAAAAGCCATTCTCTTGGCGTCGCGTTCTTTACGCTGCGGATCATTGCATGGCTTTCTAGTAGTGTCCTTATTGTTTTTATTACCTGGTTGTAAGTCATTAAATTTTTGTTTTACTTTATCGATAAACTCACGTTTATAGCTTCGTATTTTCATAAGGTAAATCTAAGTTTGAAAATCTCCTATTGTTATATCGTCCTAGATATATTGGCGAGGTGTAGGCTTTTGTTTGTGGCGCTATGTCGTCAAAACCACTTCCGTAGTCTAAATACTTAGGGAATAGCTCGGCGTTCTCACGAAGATAATCAATCAATCTTTGCTTATAAAATTCGCCGTTCTCCATGTACTTACGCTCCAATAGTTCAAGTTGTCCTTTACTTGGGTTATTGCTTTCTTCGGCGCTTTTTTGTAAAACTCCTTTACTAAAAAATTGATAGCTTGTACCTACTACCATTTCGGCAATAGTAAACCAAAGTAGGGCATCGGTAACATAGTCGTCCAGTAGTGCCTTTTCGTTAGCCGTTAAATTATCTAATTCGACGCCAGTTTGTAACCTATTATAAAGTCCACTACCTAAGGCCGGCAAAATGTATTTATCTTGCGCTAGCTTAATAGTAGGCTTTATTTGTTTGCCGTCTATTGCGTCGCTTATTGCGGTTCTGCTTTTGACTAGCACTTCGTTTATAAAAAGTATATTTAAACTCATATTTATTTTTTACGTGTTACTATTTTAACATCCCATCTATGGCGGCAATATGGTCTGTGGTTGCCGTTAGGTTCAGTAAACCAACCGCCGCGCCTATCCCAAACCGAGTAGCCTAGTCGCTCGCTTATGTTCTCAATGTCGGCTCGGCTCCAAAGTTTGGTGTCCGCTAGTTGTAGCATACGCGCACAAAATGGTCTATTTTTATCGTCCCTTGGCCCACTGTAAGTATATCTTAAAAGAACTTCGGTCGTTGTGGTTTTATCTCCGCCTGGAATAGTTCTTAGAGGTTGTAATAGTTCACGTACAATAGGCGAGTACTTAGGGTTTAAAATACTTATTGCCTTGCCTATTACACTTAAATAACCTTCCGCTTGTAGGGCTTTCAAGGCAGTATTTATAGTGCTTACATCTTTACCTAGTACTATTGCCATTGTTTCGGGTGTAACGCGCTTATCCTTGCTTATAAGGTCCAGGACGTTGGCTTTAAGTTTGTTAATCTCCGCGTCGGCAAATTGCTCAAAATTCTTTGCTTCAAAGGTATCAATTACATCAAAGTCGTTAACATGATCGCCACATGAGGCAAACTCATTTAAAAGTATTTCGTCTTGTGTTTGGGCAAAGGCTTCGAACTCATTTGCCGGATCTTCATCTATGCCTAAAAAAGTATTAACATCGGCGTCAGTAAATCCGAACCCACTCTTTAACATTAGGCTAGCTTGTTGCTTATTAATTTTACCGCTACTAAATTGGCGTACTATACGCATAACGTTTTGGTATTGGCGGCCGGATAAATTCTTTATGCTGTCGTTTGCTTGCATTGGTTGTGCTACCGCAGTAGTGTTATCAGTTGCAGCCGGTGCAGTCATTTCGGTTTTTAATCCTAGCTTTTCGCGTATTTCTTCGCGTGTCATATTGGCGCTTAATACTGCTTCACTAAATTCAAAGCTAAGTGGCTCCACTGGTATAATTGTATGTTCGCCAGGAATGCCGGCTAAATTCATGATCTTAGTAAAGGTTTGCTCGTGTTCTTGTTGGCGCTCGTTTACATAAGTATTTTGAAAAATTTGGTATGCGTCGCGTATTTCATTACGTGCGCCTAATTGCCCTTCGGTCTTGATACCAAATAAAGTAGGGCTTGTAACTTGATGACAAGCAAAAATCTCTTGTTGAATCAAATTGTTGATATTAGTAAAATCTTCTTTTGTTAAACTTGTTTCGCCTAGGTCTATAATGTCAACGGCATTTTCTTTGCTTGGGTTGAATGCTATTACTACGCGGTCTCCGTCGTGGTTGGCGAATTTACGTTTTAGATCGCGTTCAACTTCTTCTTGTTCTTCTTCTTGAGGTAACCCGTTATTAAAATTAATTAACTTAGTTGCAACAAAGTTATGCTTTGCATTGCCTAGAATATGTCGGCTTACTTGGATATCACTTTCGATATAATTTAAACCTTGGAAGTAACTAGGTAAAGGGTAAATATCACTTTTTGGGTTGTACTGCTTTACAAATAATATTTGTACGCCGGTGTTGTCGTTTAAGTTAAAGGCTGGATATTCGCGCGCCTTTTCTTTAAAGTCACTTAAAGTCCAGTCGTCTTTAATATAGAACTTTTTTAAATCTTTGCTAGCACGTACCTTTTGAAACTCTATGTGGTACACTTCGGCAATGTTACCTAGCGCGTTCCAAAGTACTTGCAAATAAAATCCGCCATGTAGTTCGTCGTCCAGGATAGAACGTTTTAAAATTTGGTTCCAAGTTTCGCCTTGGCTATTAGCTTTTTTTTGTATATCTTTAAATCCCTTGCCAAATATATAATTTACCTTGCCTTTTACAATAGCGCCATGCTTTGGACTTTCGCCAAAAAGACTTATTAAATAATTTGAGTAGTTATTGCGATCGCCAAACTCAACATAGTTTCTACCTTTCTTTTCTTCAAATTTAGGTTGTTGTGCTTGGTCGAACTCTACCTTTACTAGTTGATATTGTTTATTCACTACTATAAGTTTTAAATTCGTTATCTTGTTTATTATATTGTACCGGTGTAAATGCAGTTGAATCGTGTAAATACATAAATCCTTGCTCAACTATATTACCACTCAAAGCCTCGTCGGTATTACTAGAACTTGCTTGTTCACGTATTCTATAACGCCAAGTTCCACTTTCTTTAGTATCAAATGTAGCTTTTAAAACAAGTACATCCTGGTATCTATCGTCAGTGCTTATATTGGTTCCTACAAATTTAACTATATTTTCGTTAGCGCTAGTGAAAATAAATAAATAATGTGGATTATTTAATGTTGCCAACTCAAGGCCGGTAAAAATTAAATTATTATCTTGTCCTTTATAAATATGCAACATTTGTTCTATAAATTTAAAAACCCTACCCACACTTATGTAGGTAGGGCGTAATTAAATAACTGCTTTACTTTAAATAATTGGCTAAGATTAACCAGCAGTCTCAAGCGCAGAACCTACACTTGCGCTAACTTGTAAGAAATCATCCGGCTCTACACCAGTCAATGTAATATTATATCCGTTACGATCGCCAGCTCCAGTACCGCTACCATTTTCAGTAGAAGCCACATAAAGTCCGTTACCTTTACCAAACATACGATAATTGCCGTCCATGTCTAAAGTTACAACCATAACTTTTGATTTTGCTAGAGTACGTACTATGTTGGCAGTTGTGCTATCTCTTTTGTTCAAAGGGAAAACCACTTGGTGCGTGTAAAATAATGAACCATTTTCTTCCGAACCGGTTGCGTTTGAAGTTGTATTTGCGGTTGCACGTGGCACCTCAAATTTATAAAAACGCTTACCAGTTGCCTTAGTAATTCCGGTAACTAAACCACTTACTTCAGTAACGCCAGAAATATTGCCAAACTCGGCAATGAATACGGCTTTTAATCCTCCTATATTTTCGCGGCAGTCGATTACGAATCCGCTAGAAATTGCACATGGCATAAAAAAAAAGTTTAAAAAAAAGGCGGCGTTTTTTGCACCGCCTTTCTTTGGTTAAATATTAAAACTAGATAGTTGACTTAAACTTCACACAAAGTTGTGTATAAGCTACGTTCACACCCATCTTGAAAGCTACTCTATAACGAACTTCGTTATTGTCTTTTGAATACCAGATAGTGTAGTTATCTTCTTCAGCTTCTAAGTCAAACGCCATTGCGATATTTGACAAAGTTGTTGCGTAGATATCTCCAGTGCCATTCAATCCGTTTACTGCTACTAACTTAGCGTTAGTTCCAGGGATAACAAACATTCTATCGGAACTTGCATCAACTTGGTAGTTGTATAAGTTCAACGCTTGGTAAGCTAATACCGCTAATCTATAAGCGTCATGTCCTACGAATATATGTAAATCTTCAGCGTCAATAATTTCAACTGGTACTGCTCTGTAAACACCTTGTAATGAAGCTACGATATTGTTAACAGTTAAAGTTGAAATAGGCGCACCAGATACAAATCCAGAAACGTTTGCATCAACTGGGCTACCAGCATCAATCAACTTAATTAAGCCATCGAAGCGTTTTAGATTCTCGCTACCGCTACCAGTATCACCTTGCCAAATGCCAATTTCTAATTGCTTAGCAATAGTCTTGTTCTTTTGTTCAGCAAACTTAGTTTGAAATTCAGCCCATCCGAAATCTTCGTAAGTTGATCCAGCTCTTAAAGCTTCTTGAGAGAAGTAAGCTTCAAAATCTTTAGGACAAATTGATTCCTCGATTTTGATTTTACCAACTGTTACTGTCGCTTGGCTTAAAGTAGTTGTACCACTTGCATTCCAACCGCAAGCATCAGCTTGGAAGTTAGCGTTTGTAACAAGTTTAGGAACCGCTACCGCTGACTTAGTCTTAGGTAACAAGATACCACCTTGCTTAATTAATTCTTGTGTTTTTGCAGAAAAAACTGCTTCGGTCAATAAAGGTGCAATCTGTTGTTTAGTATATGCACTTATGCCTGAAAATGATAATGCCATTTTTATTAAATTTTAAATTATGAACAAATTGATTTAGAGAAATTTTCAAACTCGGCCTTTGCATCTATTTTTTGACTAGCAAAAGCATTGCTTGTTTTTACGCTTGCATCTGGTGTACCTTGAGGCGCTTCAACTAGCATCTTGCTAATTTGCATAAGTCCCTCAATTACTTTATTCGCTTGCGCTAGTTTTGTTTCGTATGCTGCAAACTTTTCTTCGTATGCTGCAAACTTTTCATTAGTTGCGTTTTCAAAAGCTGAAAACTTTGCGCTCATATCTTCTACTACTGGTACTTCAACTTCTTCAGTAGTTGCTGGCTTAATTTCCATTATAGCGCCATTATCGCCTAGTACTATTGTCGTGCCATCTTCTAACTTATGTTCGCCTAGTGGTGCTGGCATGCCATCGATAGTTACTACGCCACCTACTGCTAGTTCGGTAACTTGTATCATTGTGCCGTCAGCTAGTTTAGCGTCCATCATTTTAACTGCCATTTCTGGTGTCCCAGATACTGGCGCCATATCCGATGCCATTGCAAAAGATTGGTCTTCTTTTACTAATTCAACAAAAAATTGTTGAACTTTCTCTAAAATTGTTTGAGCGTCTTTCATGCTTATATATATTATTTTGATTGAATAGGTACTTTTAGCAACTCTGCTAGCTCTGCTAGTTTTTGCTCGGCGTAACTTTTTTGTCTATTTTCTGGTAAAGCATAGTCAAAAAAACCTTCTACGCTAAACCCTTTTACTTTGCCGTCTTTAATTAGTTTCCATGCTTGTTCGTTTTCTACGTAGAAACTGCCAAACCATGATCCGTCCTTAGCATCCTCAAAACCAGCCATGGGGGAAATGCCTCGTTCTTTATCTACGATAAAACTTTCAAACATTACTAAGCCATCAAGTTGCATATTGCTATCATGCATCAAATTAACGTTTTGTTGGTATCCCTTTTTGCTAAATTTAATGGCAATGTCTTTAATAGTTTCCGCGCTAAACTTTACGTAATGTTCGCCAAATTTACTATTGTTGCGGTAGATAGGCGTATCGGCTAGCATCAACGGACCGCTTATAATGTGCTTGTCTTCGTCCTGGATAGCAAAGTTTAAATTTATACTTGCAAAGTCTTCGTTATTCATTTTGCTTTCGCACCAACGTAGCATTGATTCGCCACCCCAAAGTAAATAGCTAATTGTTCCGCAAGCCTCGGTATCGTCTGGGTTATAATATTCCGCCGCTCTACTTAAATAAGAATAAGTCCTTTTAATAGTTTCTTTTGAAAGGCGCTCGCCGTTCATTATTTGTTGCGCTCTTACCTTGCCTACTTGCGTCGCACATTTATTGCCTAGCTTTTCGTTTAATTTTATTCCACGCTCCGCAGCTTTTTTAGCTGTAACCGGATAGTCGTTATAACTTTCTTCGGCGAAGTGTTGCTCCCAAATGCTGTTACAAATAGCGACAGCTTGTTCGCTTTCTTTTCCTTCGTTAATTACATAACTAATGCAACGAGGTAAAAATTTATCTTTATGCTCGCCTTTGCTTGGCTCAATAAAATCTTGACTAAATACAATAAAATCTTTTTGTATGGCCGGTTTGTCAACCAAAGCAATAAAACTCACTTCGGCATCGTCTTGCAATTCTTCTTGTATCTTAAGTTCGTAAATAGGTAATTCCATGATAATAAATATAAAATTGTTGCTTTGTGTACTTTTAGTTTATTCTAGCCGCGCGGTTAAGTCTTGCCGTACGTTCTTGGTTGTTACTTATGTCGCTTTCTATTACGTATGCTCTACCCCCACTACCTCCCATTTGATTCACTTGCTCTGGGTTTAAAATAGTTGTAGCCGGTTGAGGACTAAGTGGCGCACTTGCCGTTACACTACCACCAGTATCACCATCTCCACCGCCACTAACCGAAGGCGCTGACTTGCTTTTACCGGCTGAAATAATAGCCGCAATTTGTGCCGCACCAGCAACACCAGCACCGACAACTTGCGCAATAGTATTTCTTTTAGATAAAGCCTTGCTAGTTGTTGCAGCACCAATAGCAGAAACACCGCCCGCGATTTGTCTTGCTCCCATTACAAAATTACCGGCTATTGAATTGGCTCCCCCTATTGCTACTAACGATTTACCGGTCGCAATAGCTTTATCGTACTCGGCTTGTTGTTGCCTACCACTTAATAAAATTGCACCTATACTTGAAGCCGTTGCAATAGCTACTTGCGCAATTCCAAAAGCCTTAGCCAAGTCGCTACCTTCGCCAAGTACATGCGATAAGTTGCTAATACTTGACGCAATGCTATTACCTAAAGTAACCCAGCTTTCGCCTATTGCAATATTAGTAGCAAATGCAATGTCTTGCCTTTTTTGTTCTAGGTCGTTTATTTCTTGTTGTTGCTTATTATAAAAATCATTCCATTCTTGTTGCGCTTTGAATCTTTCGTCTATAACTTTTTGTTGTTCATCACTATTCTTTTTATCTATTGCTATTTGCTTATCGCTTAGTTCAATTTTTTTAGCAACGTATTCGGTGTCTGCGTCTATTAATTCGGTTTGAATACCTTTGTATTCAACGCTATCTTTTTTAAATAATCTTTGTTTTTTTTCTAAATCTTCCTTTTTTAATTCGTAGCTTTTTTCCGCAAAGGTTTTTTCTACATCTAGTTTTTGTTGCTCATTTGTTGCAAATACAAGTAGTTCTTGTTTTATATTTTTTAACCTTGCTTCGCTTAATTTATTGTCGGTATCTAGATTCTTTAATTTATCCTGGAATGCTTTGTCTGCTATTTCTTTTCTTCTACTAGCTTCCTCTTTTTCTATGCTAGTAATTTGCCCTTGTGTACGCTTTGCAATTTTCGCACCTTGTGCGCCGGCATCCTCGGCGGCAATTATAAGCGCATCAATACCGGCAAGTTTTTCTTTGTCAATATTCTTCATGCCCATTAATTCGGCACGTGCAATCTTCAAATTTTCTAAAGTGCCGGTGCGTATAACCTTTAAAACATTTTCACGCGCTCCAAGTTCCAGTGCAAGTTGCTCCATTAATAATGTAGCCTTTTGCTTATTTATTGCTATTACTTTCTCGGTTTCTTCTCGCTCAATTCTTGCGGCTTCTTTTAGTGCGGTAATCCTTTCTTTAATAGGTGTATTTGCATCCGCAGCTATTTCGCGCGCTTCTTGTAATTTTCTATTTGCTTCGGCGGTTGCTAAAGCTGAATTTCGTTGAGCGTCTTCTAGGTCGTCCAGGGCTTCAGTAATTTCTCCGAATCGTTCGCTTGTTGCTTTGCTTGAAATACCTAGCGCATCAAGTGCAACAATTAAACCATTGTTTACAATTTCGGTAAATTGTATAAATCCGTCAATTAATGGTGTAAGTATTTTAGTTATAAACGTAGTAAATATTCCGCTTAAAATTCCGAAGGATTTTCCTAGCGCATCGCTTACGCCCTCCATCTTTTTAAATGGTTGGAATAATGCCGTAACCACTCCGACTAGCGTAGTAACTACCGCAATAATTGGGTTGGCTCTAATTATGTTTAAAGCGTTGTTAAATAAGTTAGCGGCGTCGCTTGCCTTTTTTGCAGCTGGGGATAAGCTACTAAGCTCTTTACCTAATTCACTTACCGATTTACTGGCACCCGAGGTGTCAACCTCAATTTTTGCGCCTATTATTTTTGTCTTTTTTGCCATTTTATTTTTAATTATTTATTTAACAATCTCCGCATGATTCAATCGGTACGGCATTGTTTGCAGTTCCATTCCTTCTAAATTTCCTATATTTAAAAACCCCGCTTATTCTTTGTTGCAACCAAAACTCGTCGTTACTAACCATGTCGGACCAAACTGCACTAGGTAAGCTAATAACTTGAGTACAATCGCATAAGGTAGTGCCTACCACTGTAATAGAAATTGAGCCGTATTCTCCACCGGCGCAAACCTCGGTTGATCCTACAAGCGACGCTCTGCCGCTGAAGGTTGCTTCAGTGTATCCGCAAGTAGGCGAGTTGGCTTCAATTAAAGCACCTATGCCATGATTACCATAACTAGAAGAACAAGGGTTATTATCTATTGTTCTTTGATATAAATCATAGCCCATACAAATAGTATTAGCTCCGTCGTTTACAAAATTTGGTGCGGTATTGCAATTCCCGTTTGTTGGTGCGGTAGCTCCTACGTCAACTCCGTTTACTTGGTAATTATTATAACTAGAAGAACAAGGGTTTGTATCTCTATAAACTAAATAGTTCGTACAACTTACGCATGTATTATAGACTTGGCTTGTCCAAGTTGGCGTATAATTACAATCGCCGTTTGTTGGCGCGATTGTCCCTACGTTTATGCCGTTTACTTGATAATTTCTATAAGTAGCCGAGCATGGGTTCATATCCCTATAAACTAAGTAAGTAGTACAAGCGCTACATGTATTATAAGCCTGGCTTACCCAGTTAGCAGTAAATACACAATCGCCGCTTACTGGTGCCATAGCGCCGACATCTATTCCGTTTACATAGTAATTATTATATGTAGTGCTACAAGTATTTGTATTTCTATAAACTAAGTAAGTAGTACAAGCGCTACAAGTATTATATGCTTGGCTCGTTAAAATTGGATTGATATTACAGCTTCCAAAGGTAGGAGGCACCGCGCCGATATTAGTTCCGTTTACCTGGTAATTCTCATAAGTAGCCGAGTACGGGTTCACATCTTGGTAAACTTGATAAGTAACACAACTGCTACAAGTAGTTTGCCCGTAAAGTTGCCAGCTTGCAGTTGTATCAACTACGCTACTTGATTTGTTGATAATGCGTAAAAGTTCAACTTTAGTAAGTTCGTCCATGCCGGCTTGGTAATCTATTACTCTACTTAATTTATACAAGCCACCATCTAAATAAATTAACTTACTAAAATCTAGGTTATAAATATCTATTTCGTTTAGCTTAAACATACCCGTTACTAATCGACTATCTTTGTTAGTAATTTCCGACATGTAGCCAGAGTAGTAAGTATTAAATAAATTAGCACCAGGATAGGAATTAGGTGTAAAAAATATCTCTAAAGGCGCGCCAAAGTTTATATCTACTGTCGGTGTGGTAGGGTTGTCAACGTGTCCAAAGTAACCATAAGCAGTTAATGCAGCGGACCAGTTGCCGGATCCATCTTGTTTTTTTATGCGCCAACTATCTACGCCGGTAATTTTTTTAACCATGCCAATACGGATTTTGGAATCCATCCTATCCTCAACGGCGTTATTGTTACTTAGTTTATAAATAGCTGGGTAAACCTTATCGGTTCCGGCTTTTTTTACCATTACGCTAGGCGCAAATATTACCCCAACTTCTTCCGAATCTTTATTAAATTCATAAGTAGTATCATAAACTCGGTCAGCATAGCCCTCGTTAAAAACCTTTTGATAATTTTCATTGTAAAAGTCATTGTCTTCGGTATATTTTAAATTGTAATAACGAGCGTTTAACTCGCTCATAGGTTTAATTTTAATCGGCTTTGAACGATCTAGCTTTTCGGACCAGTCAATTATATTTCCAGTAAAATAATTTTGATAAGGTTCAATTATTAAATGGTTCCTTTTTGTTTTATCCTCAACTATTATTAAATTAAACATCTTCATTATGCTAGTAAAGAAGTCTTTTAAAAATATACCTTTTGGGATAGTGTCGTTAACTGTTATTGCGTCGTCGTGGTTAAAAGTAACGTAAGTAGCTACGCCGTTTATTGTAATATTTCCGCTATCTACATTCACTGTTGTATATAAACCAAGGGTTGCATTTTTTGGTCCAGACCATGCAATTTTTAAAGTATCTCCATTGTTAAAGGTAACCTCGTTAATTACTATACTTAAATCAAAACTAGTTTGGGTTGTAATTTGGCTACCTATTACAACTCCATTTTTTATTACTTTAAAGGTTACGGCTCCGGCTCTGGTGTAAGTAATGGAATCCTTTATAGTTACGTTAAAACTTCCGGTTAAAGGTGTTGCACTATTATAAGTAAAAACATTATCATCAATATTTGCAATAAAATTACCGCTAGTGGTAATAGTTGGGAATGCTATTAGTACGTCATTGTCTATATTGTTTACATAGCTTTCGGCTCCAGTGCTTGCAGCAAAAGAAGTGGTACTTTTTTTACTAAATTCTTTTTGGTTATTTGGTACTATTAATGATTTAAAAAAAGTACTATTTAAAAATACTGATTCGTAAGTGTAATCAGTATCTTCAAACATTTTATCAATGTATTGTTTTACAAAGAAAGAAGGTCTAAACGTATTAAGTTTAAAGTCTATTTTATTGGTGCTATTTGCTCCGTAGTCAATCAATGGGTAAAAATACCCACTACCATAACCGGCACTATTATTTGCACCCCTTGTACCGCTTACCTCCCAACTTTGTGTAATATTGTCCGCAGTATAGTTATGGTTGTAATTGCTGAAATCTAAATCTTCAAGGCGTAAATTACCTAAGCTATTTATAAAGCTGCCTAGTTCTCCAATAATAGCGCACTCATATTCTATACCTCCATTATCGCGTATTATTTCCAATAGACGTAAATGCCCTTTTATAATCACTAAGCCGTTTACTTCAATACGAGCGTAAGCGTTGATCATTGCGTTATAATTGCTTAAAGCATTTGGATCGCTATCTAGGTAGTCGTTTGCGTTATTAAGTTCATAAATATTGCCAAATATTTTATTGTTATTTGCAGTACCAGGGATAACAATAGTTTTGGTAAAGCTAGTGCTTTTACTATCTAGGTTGCGTAAATCGTCAATAGCAAAAGTAATTTGATTACTTAGGTTTTGCGAAATATCTAGTTCGTTATCTTCTAAAAATATTCTAGTCATATTATCTTAATTGGCTATACCTTGTTTGATTCATTTGTACTTCTACTTCTAGCACGCGCATTCTATTGTTGACATATTTACTATATTCGTAATTTGTATTATTTAAACTGACTGGGTAATAGTAGCCATCAACTTCCATGTAAATTTGCGGGCTACTTATTAACTCATTAAGCCATTCGTAGTCTGCGTCGGTTGGCGCGTCCATAGTTAATTTATAAGTAAAGTTGTTTTGGTTTAAGTAATTAACCTTAGAACTATTGTATTTATTGTTTGCATCGTAATAAGTAACCGAGCTAGGATTCAAAGTAAAGTCGCGCTTTTCGTAACCTTTACGGCTTACGTCCATACTTAAACGGCTAGCTAAACCAAACTTGGCAGTATCAAACATACCAAGATTGTTCATAAAGTGCAAGTTGTAGCTTTGGTACTTTGGATTGCATACAAGGTCAACTTGCAAAGTATTGCTATTACCTAGCGCTTTTAACTTATCCACTAAACAAGTTAAGCCCTCAACTATACCACTATCGGTTATTACTCTATTGTAGTACTTACTTTCTTCAATAGGGATTTGATAATACTTTGTAGCGTCTGTAATAATATTACTTATTTTATTAATTGCAATAGATCCAATATTTAATTGGGCAAAACTTTTACTACTACCGAAGCTGTTTAAAATAGTATCGGTAACTTGGTTTTGCTGGTTATAAGCTAATATGATAAATCTATTTATATCCTTTGCCGGGATGTAAATGTTATCCCCAATGCTTGCCTTAATATTTTTAGGCCTATTAGTAAAAAACAAATTAGTGTAAGTGCTTATATCACTTACCTTGCGTTTGAATAATGGCGCAGTCCAGTTGTAAGCCGTTATATTTCCGCTTGCTAAGTTTAAGTAAGTTACCCCACTATATTCTTCGCCAATTCTATACTGGTACGTTTGCGATATTTGCCCACTTGCGTTAGGTTCACTTACTAAAAGTTCTTCTTTTGGTGTTAACCATTCGTAGGTCATAGTATTACGGACTACCGGTCCAGCGTCAAAATACCCCCTATTATTTGTTGGCTCCGGATATAATTTAACGCGGACTTGTTGCACGCCGTTAGTGTAAACGTCAAAAATATACTTGTAATCTACTTGTCCGGTTACATTTGTATTGAAGATATGCCAAAGCGAATCTTGTACCGAAGGCGATCCACTTGGATATGCTATGTTACTTATTGCCATATTTTTTATTCATTAATTCTATTGTAATTTGTACGTCTTCGCCTAGTGCTTCTGCCATAACGTCGTCGAAGTCCGAGAACGTTTCTTCAAAAGCCATATCGAAGTAATGTGTTGCTTTTATACCATATTTTTTAATCAAGTACGCCATTGTCAATACCTGGCGCTCAATTAATGTTTTTTTATTTCCTTGTCTTAAACCTTTCTTTTCGGATCCAATGCCTAGCGCTTTGTCCTTTTGAACGCTCGCAATCTTAGCCTTTCCACTAAGTATATATTTTTTTAAGCTAGCTAGTGCCTCCGGTGGCATGCCGTATGTCTTATATTGGTATGGCGAATCTGGTGCGTTCTTGCTACTATCAACCCCTTTAACCCCTTCGTTGGGATAGTCGAAGTAATCTAGTAGCTTGAGCGTAAACACCTTTAAGTTACCAGTGTCGCGTATTTCAGCGGTCATATTTTTAAGCAATGTACCGCTTGACGTTACTTCTTCTTCTTTAGCGTACTTGTCAATATTTTCAAGGAATAAGGCGCCGTATTGTTCAAGCACGTTGCCTATTACCCCAAATTGGGACAAGTCCTCGCCACCAAAGTCAAATCCTTCTCTAAGAGCTTTCTTTTGCGCGCTGCCTATGTTGATGCTCATCTACTTGTCTTTTTTGTTTTAAGTACGACAAATCGTTCAAAAATTGTACTACTGGTAAATCATAAACTTCGTCTAGTGTTATCCTTTCAAACTCTGCTACTTGGCTCGCGTTATAAACCCACCCAAAATTGTCCTGAAACTCATCTTCAACTGATTTACTAGTTTTCGGCTCGTCATCCAGTTCTTTATCTGCGGTTCCAAATAGCCCTTTGTATTGGTCGTTAAACTGGCTAAGAGCGTGCAAAAAAAAACCATTGCATGGTAACCATGTTTGAAGTCTGCTTGCTTAAAATCCTCTGCATACTTTTCGTGGTCCAATACGTCGTAGGGTTCGTCTATTAAGTGCCATTTTTTCCAACTCCATTTTGTAGGCGTGCATATACTTGCTAGGATATTGTGCATGCTCATAACCGGTTCGGTCTTGCTAAATGTCAATACTTCAATATATCGCCCAGTGTTAAAAGGTCTCTTAATTTCAAAATTTAATCGGTACCATTTGCCATTTGCCTTAATAAGCTTTTGTGGGTTTGTACCTACTGCCTTGTCAACTTCAAGTTCGAATAAGTCTTTTAATTCCTCGCAAAGCTTGCTAAATTTTTTAATTGGCATCTGTTCAATTTCTTCTAGCGTCTTACCAAGTATCACCTGGATGATACGTTTGGTTTTATCCAATTCGTTTTCATCTAGATTAGATATGCTGTGTAGCTTTTGGAAATTGTCAATAGTTAACTTCATACGTTTATAAGTATATTTTTTAAATAACGTGGTACTTGCCCACTTGCTTGTTGTCGTTTTTACATTTGTTAGCCAATGCTAAAGCTATTACACAGTCGTCATGAAATCCTTGCGGCGCAGAGTATCTCACGCCGGTTGGTGTGAAGGTATATTCAAAAACCTCAAGTTCTTGTTTTATAAATCCTTCCGGATAGCTTATAGTTTTAGTTTGTATTGCATGGGATAAGCCCTCAAGTAGTTGTTGTTTACTTACACTGGTAAATTTAAATCCGGTCATATTTGTAAACTTCTTTTGTAGTTCTTCGACAATAGCGTCGCCTACTCCGGTGCTATCAATTAAGATAGGTAAGTGTTTTGGTAGCCTTGAAATGGTTTCTTTTGTTTGCATCCAGTCTTTTTGGAAGCGTTCGAAATGTACCGTATTGCCAAGTTTATCTAAGCCAATAATAACGGTCCAGTCCACAGACTTAGCCAAGTCAATTCCGTAATAAGCAGCCACCCCAGTTGAGGTTTTTGTGCATGCGTTGATAAACTCCGAACCAAAAGGATTGGCTGCATTCTCCATAGGATCTGCCATGTATTCTTGCCTAAATACAACGGAAGGAAGTTGGCTCTTCGCCGCGTCAATTTCCGATGCGTCAATGTGTGGGTTGTCATAAGTTGTGAATTTAAACGCTTCCCAGTCCGGACTACCACCGCGCATGAACAAGCTATAAAAATAGTTCTTGCCACGTGGCGTGCTTAAAAATATTGCCTTGCCTTTGTAGTCGGTAAGTGTTGGACGTATTGAGTTGTTCCAACCGTCTTCTAGGTTGGAAATATAACTCGCTTCGTCAATTATAACCAGGTGGAACTTAGTACCGCGCATAGCGTCCAAACGTTCGCCAGTAAAAAAGCGTATTGATCCGCCGGTAATAAAATCAATTAATAAATCGGTTTCGTTCTTCTTATAAATCTTTTCGGGTAGTAGCTTGCATATCTCCTTAAAGAACATCTTGCCAAGTTGGTAGGTCGGCGTAATGTAGGCAATGTTTTGCTTTTTTAGTCCGCATTCAATGGATATGTTTTGGCTGATTAAACTTTTACCAAATCTACGCCCGCACATCATTACACGAAAACGCGCAGCGCTGTCAAGTACTTGCTTTTGTGCTGCGTGCGGTTTCTTTAGCTTAACTTCAAGACTCGTACTTGATTGTAATTGTGTCAATGTTTGTGTTTTCGGTTTGTTGCCTATCGGTCATTCCTAGCGCGTTCTTAGCATAGAAGATTGCCTTGCCTTCGTTGGCTACGATATCGGTAGCTAGGCTTTTAAACATAGATACTATGTGCGTTGTAATTTCATAATAAGGATGGCTAGGATCTTGTCTTATTTTCCAAAGATTCATCCTTCTATAAAATTCAAAGTTATGCTTGCGTAACCAATGGTCCAGGAAGTAGTCAATAGTAGGGACGTGCCTATCCCTAATTTCTACTATCTTACCGCTACCGGTTGCCACTTCCTTTTTACCAGCCATACAGTCGTCGCAATATGCGTACGCCAACTCCATTAACTTTTCTTGGTCAATGTCTTTAAATTTGTTTGTTACTTGTTCTCTTATTTCCATAATTTTAAATCTTTTAATCCGTTGCGATATAAATAAACATCTTCAACGTGTTGTTGCCAATATTTTTTAACTAGCTCTATTTTATCCCACCCGTATTCATTACCAGTGGCGTGGCTTCCTAAATGCTCGGCCTTGCAGTTCATTACATAGTAAGTATTAAATCCGGCCAAGTTGGTCCGCTCGCAGTAGTCCAGGTCTATTGGTCCATAAGGAAACATAGATTCATTAAAGATGCCTATCTTATCAACTACGGCCATGCTTACAAGCCAATTGCTTATAATAATTTCGCTTTGTATGTTAAATCTAACTTCATCCAAACTACTTGCCACAATGCCCGCATTTGGGTAAGTCTGCAATGCCTCAACCTTTTTAGCTAGCCAATTGTCTGGTTCTATAATATCGTTTGACAAATAAGCTATGGCGTCGTAGTTATCAACTAACGCAACGTCAATGGCTTCGTTTTGCGCGTTGGCTATTCCTTCTTTATTTATTTCTAAATAAGTAAAAGGGTAACCCGCTTTTATTAGATTTTCTTGTAGTATATCTTTTGGCCTATTGCCATAAACAAGGCCCGCAATTAGTACTTTCATATATTTATATTTTGATTCATTTTGACTTATATTCGGTTAATGTGTGTCAAAAAGTAAAGTTATTGACTTACTTTATTATAATATAAGTAAACTTATTGGTTTACTTTTTTATAACATTTAACCCTAACTCCTTTACCGGATTGATAAAATTTGGCCCTAACTCCTTTGCCGGATTGCCAACATACTTGGTGTAAGGTTTGGTTTGAAGTTTCTTCGTTACCACCGCGCCCATACCTAACATGCAACCTTCGGCAATGTTTTGCTTTTGGTGGATCACTGCGTTAAGTCCAATGTTGCACTTATCCCCTACTATTGTATGCCCACCTATCTTGGCTCCGCAACTTATTGTAACGTTGTTACCTATTAAGCAGTCATGCCCTACGTAGGAATGCTTAAGCATCCATACGCCTTCGCCTAGTGTAGTTACGTCCTGGGTGCCAGCGTCAATAGTTACATGGCCAGTTAGTACGCATCCGTCCCCTATCTTAACCTTGCCTATTGGCTTGTCCCAATATGCTTTATATTCTGCCGGTGCGCCTATTACACAATATGGCCCAATGTAAATATTGTCCCCTAATTCGACGCCCTCGTAAATAATTGCAGTCGCGTGAATATTATTCATAATGCTAATTGTTCGTGAAAGGTTTTATATACGTTAACCAGGAAGCTGCCAACGCATGCACCACATCGGCTATTGTAGGTATAAATAGGATCGGCCTTTTTATACACTTGCAATAGTTCGTTTTGTATTTCATGCGAAAAGCCTACCAGCTCTCCGGTCTTCATAAACAAATCGTAAAAATGCTTATGCTTAGATAAGACGGCCAAACTCGTTGCGTCTAGTTGTACTAATTTGCTCATAGTTGTATTTTTGTTTTGCCCACTCGTAAAGGTCATTACCCATGCGGATCCTTTCAAGTGGATTGTTAACTAAATATTGGATATGCTTATACCAGTCTGCTTGCTTTTTAACCCACAGCACTGGTGCGTCCTTGTCTTTGTTGTATGGTTCAACGTCGCTACATATTACAGCCACGCGTTTGCTTGCAGCTTCTAATATCTTTAAATTGCTTTTGCATGAATGCCAAGCGCTATCTTCTAAAGGTATTACCATTATGTCGGCATGCTCGTAGTGTACCATGTATTCGTTGGGTAGGGTTCCGTTTAGCTTTCTATTTGGTATGCGTCCGCCGTTAGTAAATAGGTGCCAAAGCTTGTCCCAATAATATTTACTATTCGGATCGGTGTCGGTGTAACCACCTAGCACCAACTCAATACCCTTCATGCCTATTAAGCGCTTAAATGGTCCGTTAAGTATTCTTATGTCGTCCATGTGCGTACTACCACCGGCCCAGAAGATACGCACCTTGTCGCTTTCGTTACGGAAGTCGGTGTACTGGTGTTCCCCCAAAGGAATGGCGTTAGGTAGTATCACGATATTTTTATGGTACTTGCTTATCTTATCGGCAAGGCGTTCGTTAGTACATGTTACTAGGTCAGCTGCTTCAATGTTCTTTACTACGCGTTCTTTTTGTGGCTCGTAGAATTGGAATAAAGGATGGTTAAACGGTAACTCCCAGTCGTCGTCCAGGTCCATTACTATTTTCCAATGCTGTTTTGCTTCGGACCACTTGTCGTCAAAAGGACTAAAGCGGTTAAACAATAGCAAATCGAATGGACGCTCTTTTAGTATTTCTTCGGTCGGTACATTGCAAATATGGTTATAACTATCCGGTAAAAATGCCAATGGCATTAAAACCCTATGCCACCCGCAACCGCTTACCTTTTGCGTTATGCCTAGTACTTGTATTATTTTCTCCACTATATAAATAGTTTTTTAAACTCGTTAAAAGTTAAATTAACTACGTACGAATCCTCGCCGCTAACTATCTCGGTAAACTCTTTGCCGTCCCTTATATTTCCACATGCAAAGTCTATATTGAAGAATAAGAACTCAACCTCGTTCAAGTCATTATAGCTATAATTTATCCCAAGTTCATTAAATAAGGCTGTTGATTCATCGTGGCAAAGTACTGGTAGTACAACTGGTTTCATATTATTTAATTTTTTGTCCTAAGAATCCCGCACCAAATATAACTAAAACAAATTGGCTATATTCAATCGGTAAGAAATAAAGCACCACACTTGTCCATACACTTAGACAAGTTACGCAGTCGAAAGGTTTAATGCGTTGATTGTGTGGAATGTCCCATATCTTTTTTATAAGGTACACTATTTTGGCTACGTTAACAAAATAGTAAGCAAAGAAGAATCCAGCCAGTAGAATAATTATCATATATTTTTATTTTGTTTTTTACAAATATCTTTTAATTCTTGTCTTGTTTTACGAATTACATCCTTTACATGTTTTTCGGGTATCTGGTAATAGTCCGACACTTTTTTACATGATCGCATCTCCACATATTTTTTAAAAAGTATTGCTTCGTGTGCTTGCAGTTCATCTTCTTTATGTTTTTCTTCTAGTCGTCTGCTAGCAATATTGGCAAAGTTAGGGTTTAGTCCTGGTAATTCTTTTTGACTTCGTAGGTAAGCCATTGCTTTGTCAATATCATTTTTGCGAAACTTTTTATAGAATTGGCTAGTACTACTAAACGCCATATTAGTAATAATTTTAATACTAAAACCTATTAAGCCATTAGAAGCCCAAATTTCGCTTAACTTTTCACAATCGATACTAAGCAAGGCTAAAGCCATTTCCTGTCTTAAATCGTCTTGTAAGCCCTCAGGACGCACACTTTTGATCAGTTGGTTAATCTGCGGATCTAGATAGATGGTTTCAATATATTTATGGCAGTCGTTCATAATGATTAGCAAATATAATATAAGATTAGAAAAAAGTCTAAAAAATTATGCTAGTATGTTGATAAAACGTAACTAGTTGTTTTTCAATAGGTTAAATACTTGGGAAAAAAATGTACAAAAGTTGTACAAAAGTTGAAAAAATAACTTATCAATATAAATAGTTGATTTTCAATAGATTATAAGGTTTTTAGATGATACTTGGGAAAAAATGTACAAAAGTTGTACAAAAGTTGAAAAAATAACTTATCAATATAAATAGTTGATTTTCAATAGATTATAAGGTTTTTAGATGATATGGGACAAAATGTACTAGGTTTTTCTTTATTTTTATACGTAGAGAAAAAAATAATATTATTATATAGAAGGAATAGAACAGCCAAATTCGCGATTTTCGTGTACAAAATCATACTTTATTCTTAGAAAAAAGTCTAATAAGATAAAAGTCTTAGAAAAAATTCTAGTGAAAAAATATTTTTTTTTATAAAAATTAATTATATCTTTGTTCTGCCCTCTTAATATAAATCATTAAATAATCCGTTAGTGGGGTTATCCTGGTGGGTTAAGAGGGCAATTTTTAAAACTAATAAACTATGAAACTAATAATATTATTAATCTTAATGATCCCTAATAAATTAAGCAGTAGTTTTAGTATTAAAAAAGTTACTGATTTATCTAAATATGTAACAGTTACTACCTATACCGCAAGCGTAAGGGAAACGGATTCAACGCCATTAATTACTGCTAGTGGTTTTAAATTAGATAGCCTAAACCCAGCAAAGCATAGAATTATTGCAGTAAGTAGAGATATCAAAAAGCAATGGAAGTTTGGTACTAGGGTAAAAATATTAAACGCAGGGATATATAATGGTATTTATTACATTCAAGATGTAATGAATAAAAGATACAAAAATCGCATTGATATCTTAATAAATCCAAACGATAAGCAAACTAAATTAACAAATATTCAAATAATAAAAATCTAAACAAAAATGAAAAAAGAAACCCGAGGTCGTAAACCTATCCCAGCTGAAGAAAGAAAGAAACCTATCATTATTTTGATTAAAAGTAAATTTGTAAACGAAGCAAAAATAAAACTTAAAGAAATTGAAAGAGAGTATTCTACAAAGTAAGGTCATTAAGCACTTTGAACTGCTAGGCTATTTTGTTGTAAAAATTATACAATGTAATAAAAATGGCATGCCAGATTTAATGCTATTAAAAGACGGCCATACTTTCTTTATTGAATGCAAAGCCGAGAAAGGACGCCTAAGCGAGCTACAAAAGTACCGACATGAACAATTAGAAGAACAAGGATTTGAAGTTAAAACAATTTATAAAATTCAAGAACTATGATAAGAGTTATTAATTTTAGCGGTGGCAAGACAAGTGCCTTAATGACTATTTTAAACTATCGTCAAGGCGACCTAGTTATATTTACAGACACCGGGCGCGAGCATGAAAAAACTTATAAGTTTATTCACGACTTTGAAGCTTTTGAAAACATACCAATTATACGCGTTATGTATGAAGGTGGCTTTAGGGGAATGCTTGAGAAAGGAGGTTTTAAAACTATGCCTAACAGAGTTAAAAGGATTTGCACTTTAGAATTAAAAATTAAAACCGCAAAGCGTTGGCTTAGAAAAAACTACGGGAAGCAAGACTATGAATGGCTTGTAGGTTTTAGATCCGACGAAGAGCGAAGAGTTAAAAAATATAATTCATTTGTAAATTACATTTATCCTAAATTTCCTTTATACGAACAAGGTATTGACAAAGCTATGGTTAATGACTATTGGAGCAAGAAGCCATATACTTTAGAAATACCTCCGATACTTGGCAATTATACCTTATGCTTTCTTAAAGGTAAAAACGCTATAATTAATATTATGCGAAGCTATCCGGATCTTGCTAAGGAATGGATTGAAGACGAAGAGTATAGCAAAAGTATTGGCAAGGGCCATACATATTTTGAAGACACAACTTATAAGCAATTACTTAATTTAGCACAAAGCGACCTTTTTAAAGGCCAACATTTAAACCAATTAGATGCTGCATATAATTGCAGTTGCACCAATTAAATATCAATAACTATGATAAAAGCCGCACACTATTACACAAAACAAGGATTTTCCGTTATACCAATCGGAGAAAATAAACGCGCCGTATTCCCTTGGACGGAATATCAAACCAGAATAATAACTGACCAAGAAATTAAAGCACAGTTTAATAACGAAAGGTCAAAAAATATCGCCATTATTGGCGGTGCCGTTAGCGGTGGCCTAGAAATTATCGACGTAGATTTAAAGTACGACGTTACTGGTACCTTATGGAATAACCTAAAAGAAGCCCTTAAAGATCTACTTCCGTTACTTTATATTGTAAGGACTAAGTCCGGTGGATACCATCTTTATTATAGATGCGAAGAAGTACAAGGTAATCAAAAACTTGCCATGCGCAACGCCACTAAAGAAGAACTTAAAGAAACACCGCATGCTAAAGAAGTAGTGCTAATTGAAACTAGAGGCGAGGGTGGTTATGTACTAGCTCCGCCAAGTGAAGGTTACACTAAAGAAAAGGAATTTAAAATAAATGTAATTACACTAGAACAGCGCGATTCTATCTTAGCTATTTGTAGATCATTCAATGAAGTTATAAAAGAAAATAGAATCCAAGTTACAGCCGACACTGATAGTTACGCTACCGCACCTTGGGACGACTATAATAATAAATGTAATGTAGCTGGTTTACTAGAAGCACATGGTTGGCAATTAATAGAAAGTAAAGGCGAACGCGATTACTTTAAAAGACCGGGTAAAACAGATAGTCATATCTCGGCTGACTACCATAAAGGTTTAAACTTGTTTAAGGTATTTAGCACCAGTACTGAGTTCGAAACCGGACGCGGATATAAACCATTTGCTATTTACGCAACACTAGAACATAACGGCAATTTTAGCGATGCCGCAAAGCAACTCATTAAGGATGGCTACGGAGAACAAAAAAATAAGCTAGTTGATAATATAAAAAAAGATTTTATAGATAAAAAGTATCAAGGTATCGATAATGATAATATTGCTGCATTCATAAGCCAAAAACATAACCTTGATTTTAGCAAAGCGATGGATTTAGTAAACAATTTAAATAGTAATAATATAGAATTATGTACATTTTGGTCAGTTAATAAAAAAGTAATAACTATTGACCGCTATAAACTTGTAACATTATTAAGTAACGAAGGAGGATTTTATTTATATTACTACGACAAAAAACTTAACTACCAAATGGTTCGAGTAGTAGATAACTTTGTTTCCGAAACCAATATAGAACAAGTTAAAAAGTTTATCTATAATTACATTGATGAGATCCCTTACGAAAACTTCGACGGCATAAATAAAAACCAACTTCGCGAAGTTATTTACAAAGGCGCTGACGCTTACTTTAATAAAAGCCTATTTGAATTCATGCTTAATATAGACTTGAAACTATTAAAGCATACTAAAGAAGCTGCTTATTTCCCTTTCTTAAATGGTGTTGTACGCGTAACAAAGGATAAAAAAGAACTGCTTAAATATGGTGCTATCAATATGCACGTTTGGAAGGAACAGGTTATCCAATATAAAATAGATATTGACAAAGACATAGACTACGAGAATGTACAATACACTAAGTTTATAAATAAAATTAGCGACAGCAACCCAGAGCGCGAAGCCTATGCAATTAGTTTAATTGGTTATTTATTACATACGTATAAGGATCCTACAAAAAGTTACGCAGTTATCCTAGCCGAAGAAACTGAAGACGAAGCCGCCGGTGGTGGTGCCGGTAAAGGTTTATTTTTTAAAGCCATTGGCAAACTTATTAACCTGGTAAGTATTGATGGTAAGAACTTTAAACTTGATAAGTCTTTTGCCTTCCAACGTGTGGAACTTAGTACACAGCTTATCGTTGTGGAAGACTGTCGTAAAAATGTTGACTTTGAAGGTTTTTATAGCAAGATAACTGAAGGTGTAACTATTGAAAAAAAGAACAAAGATGAAATTTATATTGGTTATGAAGATTCGCCAAAGTTTGGATTTACTACTAATTATACTATAAATTATTCAGGTGGTCATGGTAAACGCAGAGTGAAAGTAATTGAGTTTAGTAATTTCTTCAACCATAAAAATACACCCTTAGACTTCTTTGGTGGTAAGGCATTATTTAATGATTGGGACAACGATGAATGGAATAGATTCTATAATTACATGATTGAATGTGTACAAATTTATCTAGAAAATGGAATACCACCGCTTGATAATAGTACGACTATAAATCGTAAAAATATTAAGTTAAACTTTACAGAGGATTTCCTAGATTATTTTGAAGAAATAACAAAAGATAAATGGCTTGATTTTGGAGCCGAGTACCAAAACTTTTTAAATATTAACGATCTTGATAAAAAAGAATTTAGCAAAGTTAGATTTAAGAAGGGTTTACAAACTTCAAGCGAATTATTTGGATTTAAATTTGAAACATTACGTAACCGACAAAATAATAATAAAAATGAGTTTAAAATCATATCTGGATCCGTTGCAAGCTTTTGATAACTGGTTGAAAGCCAACCCCAAAGGCGGAATATTTATATGGAAGGGCAAAAAATTTAAAATAATTGCGCTAAAATAAAAAAAAATTTTTTTATTTAAATAAATTAATTTACATTTGTATTGTCGTTATAAACCAAACGATATTAAAATTATGGCATTAACAAATTTAGGAGGTGCAAACATTATTTACCTCAGTGTTGCGGACGGCAACTTAGTACGCCAACACAAGCAAGCAACAGAGCGCACAACCGAGCGCATTACAAAAACTGGTAAGCTAGTTTATGAAGAAAGGTTTAAGGATCTTACTGCAAAGCTAGTTAATATCGACACTAAAGAAAATGACTATGGCAAGCAATGGCAAGTTACTTTTACCGATGAGGGTGTAACTTACATAGTTTCGCTTCCATTTAGTAGCCGTTATGCTTCATCGTTTTTAAAGGCGTTACCTAATGCAGATTTGTCTAAGGAATTACGTTTTATGCCTTGGGCAATGAAGGACAAGAACGACGCCACTAAGACTATTACTGGTATAACTTTGTACCAGGACGGCGAGAAGATTGCACCGGCTTACACCAAGGAAGACCCTAACGGCTTACCACAAATGACTAAGATTAAAGTTAAAGGTAAGGAGCAATGGGACGATAGCGATATGATGCTATTTCTAGAAAATATGGCAAACAATATCTTTAATTCTAAAGCCGAGGATGAGACACCATTTTAGTAGTAGTGTTTGTTTTTAAAATAGCGGTTTTGGTAGTTTCCGTATAAAAAACTACCATATTTTAAAAACATAAAAAAAATTATATGCCAGTAGTAAAAGTTACAAAGCAAACCGATTTAATCTTTAACGAAGATAGATTCTTCGTTTACGTAGATGATGAATTTATTCGTTCATTTGGAACGGTAGAAGATGCCGACGAATTTTCAAATAAACTAATTTTGAATGGTGGTAAACAAAAAGCAGAGGAAATTACCATTAAAGAAATTATTTGTTAACCAACAAAAACAAAAATTATGTTTATTAAAAATTTAAAATCAAATCAGTTGACATTTAAAGACGGGAGATTCTATACCGACGAAAATGGCAGCTATTACCCAAGTGCAACCACTTTGCTTGAGGCTTACCCTAAGCCGGCGCAATTAATAATGTGGATGAAAGAGGTAGGATCTAAAGCCGATGAAATTAGGGACGCCGCCGGAAAACGTGGCAGCTCAGTGCATCAACTTACCGAGGACTACGATAAAGGTATTGAATGCACTTTATTAGATGAATATGGGAAGCCTAAATATAGCTTAGAAGAATGGGCAATGTTCGAGCGTTACGTAGAGTTTACGGCAATGCATAATCCAGAGCATATATTAATTGAGCAAGCTTTTGTTAGTGGTAATCTAGGTTTTGCCGGTACAATAGATCGTATTTGCAAAATTGACGGAAAAGTATATGTATTGGATTTAAAAACGTCAAACGGTATTTATAATAGTTACTGGTTGCAATTAGCAGCTTATAAGGAATTGTATCATAATATCGTTAAAGAATCTAATACCATGCCTAATATCGACGGTGTAGCTATTTTATGGCTTAATGCCAAGACTAGGACCTACGGCAAAAATGGTGCAATCCAAGGACCAGGATGGCAAATGGTAACGAAGGACGACACCGCCAAGGACTGGGATTTATTTCAGTCGGTGCAAAAACTATGGATTGCCGAACATGAGGACGACAAGCCTAGAGAATTTAGTTACCAATTAAGTCATAAAAAATAATCTACCATGAAAACAAAAAGAAAAAGGCTCTACTTCGATTGTGAAGTTTCAGCGAACGTTGGCCTATTTTGGCAAAGTGGGTATAAAATACAAATTGGTACGGAAAACATTATTAAAGAACGTGCCATTATTTGTATATGTTACAAATGGGAGGATGACGAAAATGTTTATTATTTACAATGGGATAAAAAACAAAATGATAAAAAACTACTTGAAGACTTTATTAAGGTTACAAATGAAGCTGATGAATTAATAGGGCATAATGGGGATAAGTTTGATTTACCATGGATTCGTACTAGATGCTTATTGCATAATATAGATATGTTTCCTACGTACAATACAATAGACACTTTAAAAATTGCTCGTTCCAAGTTTAAATTTAATTCAAATAGGCTTGATTATATTGGTAAGTTTTTAGGGCTAGGTCAAAAGAATCATACTAGCTTTGATTTATGGAAGGATATCATGTTAAAAAATTGCACTAAATCAATGAATATAATGATTGATTATTGTATTCAAGACGTTGTTTTATTAGAGAAAGTGCATAAAGCATTGAATAATCATATCTTACCTAAAACGCATTACGGCGTAATTTTTGGTCAAGATCGTGGAACTTGTCCAGAATGCGGAAGCGACGAGCTTGTAAGACATATGTCGCGCGTAATGGCTAGTGGGCTTAAAAAGATTATGTATAAATGTAAAACTTGTAACAAATTTCACAGTAAAACCGATAAATAACATGAAAGCAAACGAAGAACAAATAGGAGGAAATCACTATAAACTTTACAAGATTCAGCCTATTGAATTTATACAAAGTAATAGTATTCCATTTATTGAGGGCAACGTAATTAAATACGTAATGCGCCATAGATATAAAAACGGAATTGAAGATTTAAAAAAAGCAAAACATTATATTGATCTATTAATACATTACGAATATGAAACTGCCAAAAAATTGGAACAAAATGAAGTTAAGTGAGCAAGAAAGTTACCTGGTTAAAAAGTTAAGTGAACTATATGAGATAGAAAATTATATAAGAAAAAACCTAGCTTCTATACGTGGAGGCCAGCGAATCCACATAACTGAAGATATTAGACCAGACGAAGACATTTTAAAAAATTCATAAAATGGAAATAATTTACAGAAAACTAGGACGCGAAAGAGTATACGGTTTAGCCAGTAAAGAGGATGGCATTATTGAAATAGATGAACGTCTTAAAGGTAAAAAACACCTAGAAATTCTACTTCATGAAGTATTACATTTGTTATATCCTTTAGATTGCGAAGAACAAATAGTTAAAAATTCGGTAGCAATAACTAATATTTTATGGAAAGAAGATTATAGACGCGTGGACCAGACGGACGATATTCCTTTACAAGATGAACCAATTTAAAAACTATCATGCAATTACGAGACTATCAAGTTGACATAAGCGAGCAAGCCATACAAATAATAAAAGATTTTGGCTTAGTGTATTTAGCAATGCAAGTGCGCACTGGTAAGACAATTACCAGTTTGAATGTTGCAAATTTATATGGCGCTAAAAAAGTGTTATTTGTAACTAAGAAAAAAGCAATTAGCAGTATCCAGGAAGACTACGACGCAAGTAATTGTTTTTACGATTTAGATATTATTAATTATGAAAGCGTGCATAAGGCCGTACAAAATTACGATCTTATTATAATTGACGAAGCGCATGCGTTAGGGCAATATCCTACGCCTAGCAATAGGACGACGGAACTAAAAAGGATTTGCACTGATAAGCCTATTATTTATTTAAGTGGCAGTCCTACACCAGAGAGCTACGCGCAGTTGTTCCACCAATTTTGGGTAAGCAGTTATAGTCCATTTAAGCTATTTAAAAACTTTTACGCATGGCATAAAGAGTATGGCATACCGGCAAAAAAATATGTTTATAATAGGGAATTGGTGGACTATTCCAAGGTTAAGCAAGAACGCATCCAAATTGATACGGCGCATTTATTTTTAACCTATACGCAAGAAGAAGCTGGGTTCGAGGGCTTAGTAGAAGAATCAATCCTTTATGTGCCTATGTCGGAAAAAATTAAATGGGCTATTAGCAGAATAACTAAAGATAAACTTTTTAAAACTAAGGACGGGCAAGTAGTCCTGGCGGATACTGCGGTTAAGGAAATGCAAAAGGTACACCAAATTTGTAGCGGATCCGTTAAGACTGAGGACGGCAACGCTATAATGTTTGACGACACAAAGGCCAAGTTTATTAAAGAGCGGTTTAAAGGGCAAAAGATAGCCATTTTTTACAAGTACATTGCCGAGGGTTTACAATTACGATATACCTATGAAGCCGATGTTTATGACGATCCTATGGCCTTTAACGAGGCATCCGGCCCAGCGGTGTTTATAAGCCAGATACAAAGCGGTAGGGAAGGCATTAATTTAAGCACCGCCGACGCCTTGGTTATGTACAATATAGACTTTGCAGCCGTAAGCTATTGGCAATCAAGGGCAAGAATGCAAACAAAGGACCGCACCGAGGCTAGTAAAGTGTACTGGGTATTTACCCAGGGCGGGATTGAGGATCGGATTTACAAACTAGTCCAAAGCAAAAAAGACTTCACTTTAAGCCATTTTAAAAAAAATTATTAAAAATATTTTTTTATTAACAAAATTAGTATATCTTTGATTTATCAAAAACGATAAAACAATGACAACTTTAAAAACTCCAATGCAAAAAATTAATGATTTAGTAGAAGACAAATCATTTAGAGAATCAGTATTAACAATCTGCAAAGAAAACGGATGCAGTGCAAAAGAATGGAATGAATTTAAGTGGGCAATTATTTTAAGATTTGCAACACATATAGTTTGTAATTAACTTCTTTGCGTTTAGGTCGGTATCGCCTATGGAACAACCGACATTCTTTTTATTTTTAAAACTTTAGCATGAATAAACAACAAAGACACAATTTCGAAGGTGCTATTATTATAGTAATAGTATTTTTATTAACCGCATATTTGCAAAATATATAAAATTATGGCAAACCACAAAGATTGGATAGATTTACCAATTACACAAAAAATAGAACTGGTAGGTAAATTGACGCACCTTTTACAAAACGACGTTAATAGTTTTAAAATATTTAATACTCTTATAAAAAAAAGCGAACTAGCCGGATTATTTAACGATATAAAAATTAATACCAATGAAGGAAATTCTTAAATATATTCAACTTTACACCGGATGCAATGATCACGCACTAAAGCGTATCAGTGTTATTTTAGAGGATAAGATTAACCCTAGAGTAACTGAAAAAGTGGTGTTTGTAGAAAGGTTTGTAAATAAAAATACAAAGCCAAAAATGAGCATTGAAGATTGGGCGACAATTTATTTTAAAGAAAACAGCCTTACTTATGAGGAAGTAAACCAAAGGTCCAGAAAGCTAGAGGTTTGTAGAATTAGAACTAAATTTTGTCGTGAGGCGTTTACAGCTGGTTACGGATGCGCCGTACAAGCAAGATTTTTAAAGCGTAACCATACTACAATATTGCACAGTATACACCAGATAAAAACTAAATAGGCTCGTATTTACTCCCATCTAAAGCCCTTAAGACTTGGTTTCTTAGGGGTTTTTTTGTTGTGTAACTTACATGTACCCAAGATGGGTTTTTATCCGTCCCATGCTCCCAGATAAGTTGATCAAATTTTAAACTTGATTTTATATAATTAAAAATGTCAGCATTTGTAATATTGTGGCTGTGTCCGTCCATGTCAATATCTATGGCTTCCCCCCTAGAATGCTGGCTATTTTTTGCGGCGCCTTTTATTAACTTACAAAGCTCGACGGACCGGAAGCCACTGCTAATATAAATAGGCACGCGGAAGTTATTTCGTATTGGCTCGAATATGTTTTCGGCTAATTGTTTAAGGTTCTCTATTTGTTCGGCGTTGGGCATATTTGTAATGCCGGCACGCTTTGCGCTCTCGGATCTAATAAGTTCCCCTAATGTAAGGTGTTCGCTAATGACCATACGTAACGTTTTAAAAATATAAAACCTACTATTGCAATTATAAGCC